AGCAATTGAGGAAAAGGATGAGTTTTTAACTCCTATCCTGAAAAAGTACAGGGATGCTATAAACTCTAGTTTCTCAATGCCTTAATAATAGAGAGCACTCATGCCCATAGACAAAGCAATAAACCAGGCCCCTCAGTTAGACATTATTCTTTCTGAGGCGGAGGAAATGCCAGACGTTGAAATCGTGTTGGAAGAGGATGGCAGTGCCGTCATCAACATGACAGAAGACGATGCGGATGAGATCGACTTCTATGCCAACTTAGCCGAGGTCATTGATGAAGATGACTTGAGCAGTATTGCTATGGATGTGGGCGCGATGTTTGAGGCGGATAAGTCCTCTCGCTCTGACTGGGAGCAGATGTACTCCAAGGGCATGGACTTACTTGGCCTAAAGCTGGAAGAGCGCACTAAACCGTTCAGGGGCGCCTCAGGCGCGACCCATCCAATGCTGACAGAGGCGATTGTGCAGTTCCAGGCACAGGCATTTAAGGAGCTGATGCCCGCTGGCGGCCCTGTTCGCACACAAGTTGTAGGCCGTGAGACGGTAGAAAAGACCCAACAAGCGGCGCGCGTGCAAGATTTTATGAACTATCAGATCACTTCGGTGATGGAAGAGTACACACCTGAGTTTGATCAGTTGCTTTTCTACACAGGATATGGTGGTTCTGCCTTTAAGAAGGTGTACTACGACCATCAGATAGGCCGCATGGTCTCCAAACTGTGCTTGGCCGATGATGTATACATCCCGTACAACGGCTCAAGCGTCATGAGCCAGTGCCCACGGATCACGCACCGCATTGCGATGGACTCAAACGAGTTCAGAAAGCGCATTGTGGCCGGCGAATACTTGGATGTGGACGTTGAGTCGCAGACCATGCTGCCAGATACCACTCAGATTCAAGACGCGGTGGACAAAGTTACTGGCGTACAGCCTACTGACGACGTCGAAGAGATATTTTTGTTAGAGATGCAGGTGGATTTAGACATCCCAGGCTTTGAAGACAAGGATGAAGACGGCGAAGTTACCAAAATCCGCTTGCCTTACGTCGTTACGATGTTAGAGGACAGCCTAAAAGTCGTTGGTGTTCGCAGAAATTGGAACGAAGACGACGTTTTAAAGGTACGCAGAGATTATTTTGTCCACTATGTGCTGGTCGAAGGCCTTGGCGCGTATGGTATGGGCTTTGTTCACATGGTTGGAGGCTTGTCCAAGGGTGCTACGAGCGCTTTGCGCCAGCTTCTGGACGCGGGAACGCTCTCAAATCTGCCTGCGGGCTTCAAAGCCAAGGGCGCGCGGATCGCGGACAACGATAGTCCTATCCAGCCGGGTGAGTGGAGGGATATTGACGCGGGCGGAGCGGAACTTACGGCTTCTTTGTTGCCTTTGCCGTACAAAGAGCCTAGCCAGGCGCTGTTTGCGTTGCTTGGATTCCTTGTTGACGCGGGTAAACGCTTGGCCAGTACTGCGGACATGCAGGTAGGGGATGCGAATCAGAATGCGCAAGTAGGAACAACCCTGGCATTGCTCGAGCGCGGCTCGATTGTCATGTCTGCTATTCACAAGCGCCTGCATTATGCGCAGGGGCTTGAGTTTAAGATGTTGGCCAAGGGCTTTGGCGAGTACATGCCGGACAACTATCCGTATGACGTACCGGGTGGCGCGCGTTCGATCAAGAAGAAGGACTTCAACAACATGGTGGCGGTGCTACCTGTTGCGGACCCTAACATATTTAGCTCTGCCCAGCGTATTACTTTGGCGCAGACACAGTTGCAGATGGCCCAGAGTGCGCCACAGATGCATGATATGTACGAGGCGTACTACCGCGTGTACTCTGCGCTTAATGTTCGGGACATCGAGGGCATCTTGTTACCTCAAAATGCTCAAATGCCCAAGGACCCGGCCAGTGAAAACAGCGACGTGCTCAACAACATGCGCCTCAAGGCCTTTGCCGGTCAACAGCATGACGCCCACATTGCCAGTCACTTGATGATGGGGCTGTCTCCTATCCTGCAAGCTAACGCTATGGCGGCAACCACCTTACAAAAACACATTCTTGACCATGTACGGATCAAAGCGGAAGAGGACGTAGAGGCGGAACTGTTCCAAAGCTATGGTACGGACCCTGACAACATTGTCTCTCCTATCCAAAAAGAAGGCATGGTGGCGTTGAAAATTGCTTTGTATATGCAAGAGGTCAGGGACATGCAAAACCAGTTGTCTGGTGAGCAGGGAGACCCATTGATTCAGCTCAAGGAGCAGGAATTGAAACAACGCGCTGAGAATGACGAGAAGAAACTTGCGTTGGAGCAACAGAAACTTGGGATTGACCAACAAAAAATTGCACAGAATTCTCAAGCGCAACAAAACCGTGTAAAGTCACAAGAAAATATTGCAATGCTTCGTGCCACGGTTGCGAGAGAGAGAATTGGCACGACACAAAACAACCCACCAGCTCAAGGAGGCCGAAATGCCGCTTAAAAAAGGCTCAAGTCGCAAAACAGTTAGCTCCAATATTGGAGAGATGGTCACTGCGTATAAACAAAAAGGAAAGATTGGAACTAGTAAGCCGAAGAACAAGACCGCAGCGGTAAAACAAGCTGTTGCGATTGCTCTTTCTACTGCTGGTAAGTCCAACAGGCCTAGCAAGCCGAAGGAGGCCAAAAAGGGTGGTGCCTTTATGGTCGTAAAGAAGAAAGACGGCAACCGTCCGGTTGAGATATACTGAGATGTAAGCACTTGCCAACGGGTGGGGCCTTGTACCACCTGCTTTTCATGGAAATACCATGCTCGAATTTGCAGAATCCGTTGTTAAAGAATTAAGAAAGCTCCGAGAAGACTCGGAGGCTATCATTTTGAATGGCACCATTAATGATATGGAACGGTATCGTTTCATGATGGGTCGCCTCGAAGGTTTAAAACTTGCCGAACAAGCTATTCGTGATCTTTTGTCACGAAGGACTACCGATGATTTTTAACCAAAGAGGAGATGCCAATGGAAGTTGAAGAGAACCTGACTGCACTAGAGCGCAAGTGGCGCGAAGAGGCAGAAACAAAAGGCCCTTGCCTTGATGATGCGTATACGGACGAGGGATTTAATCCCGAGAAGCTTGAACAAGCTGTCCGAGACCGCATTCCTACCCCCACAGGCTGGCGCATTGCCGTCTTGCCCTATCGTGGCGCGGAAAAGACCAAAGGCGGCATCGTCTTGGCCGAAGAAACCCAGAGAAAAACCCAACTTGCAACCAACTGTGGCTACGTCTTGAAGACGGGAGACCTTGCCTATGCGGATCAATCAAAGTTCCCCAATGGACCCTGGTGCAAGGAAGGTGACTGGATTATTTTTGGTCGATACGCAGGTTCTCGTCTCCAAATTGATGGTGGAGAGATTCGAATTCTTAACGACGATGAAATCATTGGGGTGGTTAACAGTCCTGATGATATTTTGCACATGTAAGGAGCATGGATATGAATGACCAACAAGAAATTGAATTTAAATTAGGCGAAGGGGAGAGCCCTGTTGATGTTGATGTGGTAGAAAACGAAGACACAGCGCAAGGACAGGAAATACCACAAGCCCCACAGGTTGAGAGTGAAAAACCTGAGAATGAGATTAATCAATACAGCGAGAATGTAAAGAAGCGTATTGACAAGTTGACTGCCCGTTTACGGGAGACTCAACGTCGGGAAGAGGCTGCAATTGCCTACGCTAAAAAAGTACAAGAAGAGTCCACTCAGCTCCAACAACGCATGCTTCGCACGGATGAAGAGCGATTGCATGAGGCAAAGGGACGCATAGAGACTCAAGTTGTTGCTTTAAAACAAATTATCCGTAAGGCCCGAGAAGAGGGAGATATTGACACTGAGACCGAAGCAAATCAGCGTCTAACGGACCTTATATACGACCAGCGCCAAGTCTCCGAAGAGGATCAACGCCGGGCGGCATATGTCCAACAACAGGCTGCGCCTATGCAGCAACCTCAATATCAGCAACCCCAGTATCAGCAACCTGCTCCTGTGGACCCCAAGCTAGAGGACTGGATGGAGAGGAATCCGTGGTATGGCCAGGATACTGTTATGACAAATACAGCCTGGGGCGTCCATAAGCAGCTAGTGATTAATGAAGGATTTGACGGATCATCTGAGGAGTATTATGATGAGCTCGACAAACGCATGAGAAACACTTTCCCAAAGAAATTTTCTCAAGCGCAAAACAACAGTACCACCAGAAACGTGCAATCGGTGGCTCCTGCAACCCGTTCATCGGGAGTGAATAGTTCAGCACGCCGCACTGTGAGACTCTCACCGAGTCAAGTTGCGATGGCCAAAAAATTGGGCGTTCCTCTTGAGGAATACGCCAAGTACGTTAAGGAGTAAGAGATGACAGATAAGCTTATACCCACTTTAAATCGTGAAGCTCGTAGCGCGACAACTCGTGACAGCGACGCACGCCGCAAGCCCTGGGCTCCTCCTTCTCGACTAGATGCTCCACCTCCTCTGGAGGGAACGAAGCACAGATGGATTCGTGCAGAAATTGGCGGTCAGGAAGACCGCACGAACGTAGCAGGCAAAATCCGCGAGGGTTATGAACTGGTTCGTGCTGATGAATATCCTGACTTCCCTGTCCCATCTGTTGAAGACGGCCGACATGCTGGTGTTATCAGCGTGGGAGGTCTTCTCTTAGCGCGCATTCCCGAAGAGAACGTGCAGGAGCGTAATGCGTATTACCACCAACGTGCGAGCGATCAAATGCAGGCGGCTGATAATGAGTTGATGAAGAGCAATGCTCATGGTTCAATGAAGATTCAACGCCCCACACGGCAATCTCGAGTCACCTTCGGCGGCCCTAAAGCTGCTGAATAATCTTTTTTAAAGGAATTATCAAATGGCAAACATCAATAAGCCCTTTGGTCTGCGTCCTCTCGGTAATCTATCTGCTACTGGTGGTCAAAAACAGTACGGATACTTGATTAACGATAACCAGTCCGGAGCTATCTACCAAGGCGACTTGGTAACCATTGACAATGGTTATCTTGTCAAATTCAACAACACAGACCATACGGCGGCTGTTGGTGTCTTGAATGGCGTAAGCTATATCGACCCCACCACAGGCAAGCCAACATGGAAGAACTACTATCCAGGTTCTGTCAATATCACCAGCGGTCAAATCATCGCTGACGTTATTGATGATCCTAGCCAGTTGTTCATCATCCAAAACGCAGGTACTCCTACTCAAGCAAGTATTGGCCTCAATGCTGACATCACTGCCAGCACCACAGGTAGCACCACCACTGGTGTGTCCAATATGACCATGAGCGGTACTTTCACCGAAACCGCAGCTACTAACCTCAAGGCAGTTGGCTTGTGGAACGTACCGGGCAATGAGATGGGCCAATACGCCGTTCTCGTTGTAAAGATTAACGAGCACCTGTACGGCAGCACTGGCACGCCGGGCTTTAGTACTTAAGGAGAACATAAATGGCAATTTCCCGCGCACAACTCGTAAAGGAACTTGAGCCAGGCCTAAACGCCTTGTTCGGTCTCGAGTATAAAAACTACGAAAACCAACACACCCAAATCTATTCAATCGAATCTTCAGACCGTGCGTTTGAAGAAGAGGTGATGGAATCGGGTTTTGGTGAAGCCCCTGTGAAGACCGAAGGCGCTGGCGTTTCATACGACCAAGCACAAGAGGTTTACACTGCACGCTACACCCATG